ACATTATCTGCGTCAAGCTGTCGCAGCACATCACTTTTGTCCAACTGTTCCCGAGATTTTTTTGGCATAGGCACTGCTCTTTCTCTTTGAATGAATCCCCGCATTATACAGGAGGGCAGCGCGGTAAATGTTGCCGCCAGCCTTCCTATAGGCCTGCTTGAGGTAAAGCATACCGTAAAGGATGCCAACAGCACAATTGTTTAAACCAGAGGCTGAACCCTTATATCCCAATCCACGGGCGGTGCGGGGTTTAATTTGCATCACACCACGTTCCCCCGCTCTTCCCACGGCACTGCACTTGAAATTACTTTCAGCCTTCGCGATTGCAACCGCCAAACCCACAGGCACACCCTGTCTACGGGCCTCTGCGGCAACCATGTCCCGCACATTACCAGCGAGTGCCGGGGTTGAAAAAATCACGACCCCGAAGGCCAGCGCAGCGATATACTTCTTCATCGTCCATTCCTTATCCAACTCTTCACCTCTCTCGTGCATTTCGGGCATATGTCCATGACAATCTTCTTATACCCGCTGTCTTCATTACCTTGGGTAAACTCACTCCATTCCCACTTCATGTAGTCCGGGGTTTCAGGAATCCAGACATCCTGATAACCACAGCGGTTACATGTAACCTCCTCTGTTTGTTTCACTACCTTTATCATGGGTCAATCCCTTCTCCCGGCTGTCCAATTCTTCTGCATCCTCACTTCAGCGTTTGGGATACACCAGATCTCCCGGCTTTCATCGAGTGCCACGACCCAGATGAGATCCGATTCGAAGCTATAATCAATAACTGCAAAAGCATAACCGTCTCCCCTTACTGTATTGACTGGCATTGGTGGTTCAAGTCTTGTGAACAAATTAATATCCTTTCTGGTACATGTTGCGTTCTGACACCCAAAGAACTTCGTGTCAAATAAAAAAACCCCGCAAGCATAACCTGCGGGGTTTTAAATTAAAGGTTGTTGCTTGTCTTACTTAAGCTTTGTGGAGTATGTGCCATACTTGCCCAGCTTCGAAGCGAACTTCTTCTTGCCCTTCTTACGAGCGGCAGCGAATTCCTTTTCAAAAGCGATGCGGGTCTTGGACTTCTTTTCAGGCTTACGCTTCTCTGCCTTCTTTTTCAGGCTGGCAGGCTTTGCCTTCGGAATGGGTGCCTTTGCCATAGAGGGGGCAGAAGAGCCCTGACGCTTCTCCGGGCCACCGCCTCTGGGGGATGTCGAGGCATCATAGGCACGCTGAGTGGGGTTCCGCATGTACATAGAAGAAAGCTCAGCGCCCTTGGTGGACTGAGCGGTGCTCGCCATAGAGGGTGCCGAAGAACCCTGACGTTTAGCGGGGCCACCACCACGAACAGAGGGGATAATAGACCTGCCTGCGGGCTTCTTTTCCTTGCGCTCAAGCCCCTTGCGATCCTTCATCTTGGTCGGGCCACCACCGCCTTCACGGGTCTTCCGGAGGGCCTCAGAACGGCCAGAATCAACCACACGGGGCTCCATCGGATCACGGCGCTCAACACCCTTGCGATCCTTCATCTTAGTGGTTTTGTCGGCCTTCTTCACATCCGAAAAGCGCCTGACACCAGACTGGACAGCCTGCCCCACAGCAGAGCGAAGAAGACCGCCGGGGCCGGGAATCGGCGCAGGAATGGCCTGAATATTCATGTCCTTTTTCCCGCGAGGGAACATCTTTTTAAATCGTTCGAATTCAGAGTCGGCCATTTATGGGGTCTTTCTTCTTCTGTTGGTTGCTGTCAAGGCATGACATAATTTTAAATCACAAACTGCCAAAACAAAAATCAATAGCTTCGATATGCAGGCAGCACGCAAACAACAGCTTCGAGTGAAAGAGGATCGATCTTGTTGGACTTGGAGAGGTTTTCTTGTGCCGGGAGGTATTGGAGATTTTCGGGGATATTTAAACCACAGACATTCTTACCTCGCAGAGGGATGATGTGGTCAACGTGGTGTCCTTCGGGGCACTGAGAAGCAAACTCAACAAGTGCCTCCATGTCACACCATGAAGGTGTAGATAGCTCACACCTTTTCTTTCTTCTAATTCTATTGCTTCGGTTGACTCTTTTTCCATTTGGGGTCTTGCCCCAAAGACTTTGGAATATCCTATGCCATTCTCTGCCTTTCGGGGTTTTAAGAAATGACTTGGACTGCTCGTTTTTGCAAGAAAGGCAATGGCTACATAAGGCAAACCTTTCCCGAATATGCCCATGTTTACATGGCTTCCCCGTGAAGTAGTGTTTTGCGCCTTGCGCTAGGGCTTCTGCGCGAGTCTTGGGGAGGTTCAATCTACACCCATAGGTTTGCTATTTTTTAGAAATATACCCCCCGGCCTATTTTAAATGAAAATGCTGAATGAAATTAGGGGGTTAGGATGAGGAATAGGGGTTGGGGTTTTGAAAAAATTGAGGATTGTTTGGGTGAAGTACTATGTTATACACATGACGAGGCTCAGCGCGCATACGGGCTCCCCGCCCCCGGCAGGGGTGTTCTGCCTTTGTTCCCCTTTTGTTCCCGTTCTGTGCCAGCGTTTACATGCTTTGCCTATGCCAGTGAAAGCGCGCTTATTTCCAATTAACGGCGACTATGCGCTAAGTCGTTGTAATCGCTCAAGAATCTCTGCCTCTATGCTCTTTGAGTCCGTAATCTTTTGATCAATCTCAACCTTGTCTGTAAGCATTCCGGCAGCTTTTGCACCTAGGGATAGCAGGCTTGCCTTGACGGCGGGAGGCGTTTCCGCTGCGTCAACCATAGCCCATAGCGTGCGCCATACCTTGTCGGAATGCTTTTCCCTTTGTCGATCCGCAAACATGCTATTCTTGATTGCTTTTCCATCCAATATTTCCCTAACCCTACTTGCGATTGCAGGGTTACACGCAAGCTTGCTTGCTTCAGTGTGAATGGTGTTATCTTTCATTGACGTTGCGTCATATGCGGCACGATAGCTATCGGCATTACTCAAGCCACTAGCCAATGCCTGAGCAAAGTTTTCTTGCTTCGCAGTTAGGCCATTCGGCAATTTCCCGCTCCGCCTTCCCTTCCCTATGCTCTCCCCTCCACTGGCAACTAGGGCAAGCTTGGGCTTGGTGCTGTCTACTGTGTCCTTCATGGGCTCTTATCCCCTCAAACGCCGGGCGGCTCTTTCCGGGGTCTCAAAAATTGCTTCCCCTTATGGTTATGTCCAATTGTAACATTTCCTCACACATATCCCATAGCTATGCGCTTATTGCATACCAGCTATGCGTTGAATTGAGTGTCGTTTACACTGCTTCACGCCCAAAGCGCCGCGAATCACTGGCAAGTTATTGAAATCATTGGGGAATCACATGCTATTTTCCAGTGAATTTCGCCTGTTTTCCTGAATTCCCGCATTGCTAAGCCATTGAAATCATTGGACTGAAAATAATTGTTTACACGGCAAACGAGGCCGGGCAATGTTTGGTCACGGTGATCGCGACACCCTAACAACGCGGCAAACGAAAGCGGGCGATTAGATCGGCGTCCGTAAGGCAAAAGCCCCACCGTCCGCTTTTCGTTCCCCAAGCCCGTCTATCGGGAATGCAATTGATATGCGGCACAAATGACGGGCCGACATCAACCGAAGGTTCAGGACGATATCGGATTGATTGCATGGGAAAAGATTGCGCTAACAAACAAGCCGTTTACATGCGGCTTGTTCGATTAACGCAACTTAAAAAAGGTAAAACAAATGATCAAGGCAATGCACGAATCTCACGTACAGAAGAACGATCAATGGCAAATTGAATCGTTCAAAGGACTGGCAATAAATGAACTATTCGCAAAAGAGTACATTTCCGCCCGCATTAAAAATGATCTAACAAGCGCAAACAAAGTGATGAAGGGAATCCGCGTAATCCACAATTCATAATTGCGATTAACAGGCAAGCGCCAAGCGCGCTTGCTCATTAAACGCAACTTATAGGAGAGAAAAGATGCGTAAAGAGAGCGTTAAGATTGCAAAGGCCTTCCTTTCAAAGCGGGAAGCAAAGGCCGCGAGAACTCACACGGATGGCAAGGCCATGTTCCTACATGGGAATAAGATTGCATGGCACAATGAAGACGGGACAATCTCGGCGACAATGGCAGGATGGGGAACCGTCACAACTAGGGACAGGCTCAACACATTGACTCGCCTCATGGGCAGGAGCGCAATGTTTGGCCAGAAAAATCATGTCCAATATTTCGGCTCTGATGAAATATGTTCTGATGACGTAGTGACGCTTTAGTTGCAGCTATAAGGCCTGTTGTTTACACGCAACAGGCTCAATAGACGCAAATCAGGAAAGGCTTACACAATGCTATGCAAAATTTGCAATAAACCAGTTGTTCTTGCGCCGTCAGCAAAAGAGCGGGCCAAAAAGTATGGCGGGGAACCCGAGGACTACATCAAGCTATTCACTACGCATGGTCAATGCGCGGTAAACAGGCGCGAATCTGAAACACTTGAACTTATCAACAGAATAAACGGGGCAAAAAATGAAATTCAACATAACTTTTTCAATCACAACTGAGGAAAGCGCCGCGCATGGTGACTTCGATGCAACAGGCTTCGAAATGCAGGATGCAACATTGCGTGACGCCTATAATTTCCTTCTCTGGCATGGCGGCTATTGTGAAGCAAGTTGCAGCGACATAAGCGCCGCGCGTTGGCTAACATTCTATGGCGAACGCGATTTCAGGACTGGTGAAATGACGGACTATGGATTGCATTTCCCTGAAAAATTAACAAGCGCAAGTCGGAAAAGAATTGCGCGCCTGTTTAAATGTGTGCAGTAATCAGTCCGGGCTATTGGCCCGGATCAATTAACGCAACGCAGGAGAACTAAAATGGAACAACTTCACGATACGCGCGAGGGCTGGCTCTCCCATGCTCTGGCATTGATTGCCAAGCGCTTCACGGAACAAGGCTATTCTCTCCCGGCCAACGTTAAGATTGCCTGCGGTTTTCCAATGGGAGCGCGCGGCGGAAAGAAAATTCTAGGGCAGGCTATATCTCAAATGGCTAGTGCCGCTGGGTATCATGAGACTTTCGTGAGCCCCTTGGTGGATGATCCCATGTTGGCGCTTGGGATTGTGGCCCATGAATATGGTCATCATTCCGTGGGGATTGAGGCGGGGCATGGTGCTGAATTCAAGCGCTTTTGTGCCGCCGTGGGACTGGAAGGGAAGGCAAGCGAAGCCTTACCGGGTGCCGAACTGAAGCAGTGGCTTGCTGCTGAGGTACTGCCTATGCTGGGTGACTATCCCCATGCGGCGGTTGACCCATCGCAGCGCAAGAAACAATCGACCCGCATGATTAAGCTGGTCTGTCCCGAAACGGGCTACACGGTGCGGACAACCAAAAAGTGGCTGGCCTTTGGGGTTCCTACCTCTCCGGCTGGTTGTGAAATGGTTGTGCAGGGTGATGAGGATGAGGGGGATGAATAATCCCCTTGCCGGGGGGCTTTTCGGGGTTTCAAAATTCCCTCGAATAATTGATTGACTGTAAACGCAAAGCACCCTATGAGGGGAAAAAAGAGGAGAACAAAAATGATTTTAACAATCCACCGTGGTGGCGGTGCTCGTGACCGTGATGCCTTTATCTCTGACGTTAAGTTCGTACCGGGCGTTGGGCCAAAAAATGCAGCCGCCATCTATGATGGCACTGCGTTTTCATGCGCAATTCCGCCCGATAAGATCAACACCGCAATCCGTAATCTTCGCCGCATGGTGAAGGATGGCACGTTGGTTGTGGAAGGATTGCCCAATGAAAAAGAGGAGAGCCCTATCATGAACCCCACAACCCCCGTGCTGGTCAACCCCGTGCCCTATGGCATCGATGATAATGCAGCGGCGCTGCTCGAATTGCTTCGCAAGCTTGGCGGCGGCATTTCGGAGAGCCGGGTTCTGGAATTGATCCGCGACAATGTGGCGCGGCCTGCACATGTCACAATCGACCTCACGGCCCCGGGCGTAACGCTCTCAGGTGACAGCGTTATGCACCACAAGTTTCCGCTGCTGGCTGCTGCTGTTGCGGCGCGTGTAAACATCATGCTTGTCGGCCCTGCTGGTTCCGGCAAGACCACGGCGGCAGCGCAAGTTGCCAAAGCGCTTGGCCTTCCCTTCTATGGCACTGGTGCAATTAATACCGAATATAAACTTTCGGGATTCATCGATGCTCAAGGCCGGGTGATCTCAACCGCATTCCGCAAGGCCTTCGAGCATGGCGGGGTGTTCCTTTTCGATGAGATCGACGGCTCATTGCCGGGTGCCCTGCTGGCCTTCAACAGCGCTCTGGCCAATGACTGGTATGACTTCCCTGACGCGAACATCAAGCGCCATGATGACTTCCGCGTGATCGCCGGGGCCAATACTTTCGGCACGGGTGCAGACCGTCAATATGTTGGGCGCAATCAACTAGACGCTGCATCTCTTGACCGTTATGCGGTGCTTGACTGGGGATATGACGAGGCTCTTGAGGCCGCGATGATTGGCGCGGATGCACCGAAGGGTGCGCCTGTTCCCCGGTCTATCGAGCCTCTCCCGGCTGAGCGTGTGCAGGCGGTTGCGTTCCAGTGGGTGGAACGGGTTCGCAAGGTGCGGAGTGCCGTGAGTGAACTCAAGGTGCGGCATGTTGTGTCGCCCCGCGCCACCGTCAATGGCTCTCGCCTTCTGGCGGCAGGCTTTACGTGGGCGGAGGCAGAGGATGCCGTGATCTGGAAGGGCCTTGACGCCGACACGCGCGGCAAGGTTATTGCCAAGGCTGCTTAATAGGAGGAAAACATGAGCAAGCCATATTACCGCACGCATTTCGAGAGCCTTGGGGAATTCCTCAAGGCCTCTCAACAGCCCTCCCTAAGCAGCGCGAATTCAAGCAAACGCGATGGCCGGGAGGGTGAAGAATTCACAGGCGTCCGGACCTTCGCTGATGCCATCAAGATGGCAGAGCGGGGCTGGCCGGAAGGCCGGAAGAAACTGATGACCGCGATGGCGGCGGCACAATCCACCCCATCGTTTACACTTTCCATCGTCATGGACGTAGCGGGTGCTTATCCCATCGCGGCACTGGCTGCTGCTGGTGATCCCTGTTCAATGGTGGATCTTGCGCCCGTCGAGGATCGGGTGCGGCCTATCGTGCGGCTCCTGATCCAGCGGGCTGGTTCATCTGCCTACAGCACTGACGAATTTATGTCGTATGGTGCCGCCATCATGTCCTACGTCGAGGGACTGGAGGGCGCGGGGTTTCGCTGCGAAATCACCGTGTGCTTTGCTTCCGACCTTAAGAACGATGGCGATCAATTCACCTCGGTGCTGGTGAAACGTGCCGAAGAACCGATTGAACTCGACCGCATGGCCTTTGTGATGGTGCATCCGGCTTTCTTCCGGCGCATTTGCTTCGCAGTATATGAGGCAATCGAAGGGTTGTCGCAGGTGCTTAACACGCATGGCTATGGCTACAGCCGGAACCCCCGCGCAGACGAGGCAGAGCGGGGCCAATGTATCATCCCCGGCATCAATTCCATCAAGCCGGGTAACTCCGCCCTCAAATCACCCGCCGCATGTCTCGCACATATCGGCCCGGTTATTGAGGAGCAACTCAGGCAGGCAGGCGTTGAGCCTCCTGCACAGGCTTTCGGAGGGGTGTCCAAGTGATGCCCCTCGCCGGGGGGCTTTTCGGGGTTTTAAAATCAACCGCTTCCTATCCAACAACCATGCTTTGATAAATAATGAGGTGCGACAACTTGTCACATTGCGTTAACAATCAATAAATGCTACAACCAGCACGTTAACCCAAAAGGAGAAGGCCAACATGACTTCATTCAAGAAAACACGGCATGACCGCGAATTCCTACTGACACACGAGGATAAATCATGGACCATTGATCTGGCTGAATGGCGAGACGAAAAAACAGGCAAGGGTGAACTCCGCGCATATCGGATCGATGGAGACATCACCACTCCACTGTTGCGAGAGGCACTTGAACTTGAGGCAGCAGCGCGCGGCCTAACATGGTGCAAAGAGGTTTAACGGTAAACTCCCCTCTACACTGTGTAAACGCAGTGTAGTGGGGGCAAGCCCGCCCGAAGGAGGAATGAAATGTACTACGTTGTGAGGATTGGCCTTCGACTGGATGGACCGGGGACAAAGGCTTTTGATAACTACAAAGACGCCACAACCTACGCCATTGGACGGAAAACATATTGGGAGGAGCGTGGCGAAAAATTCGAATGGGAGATCTACGAAGTTAATAAGCTTTGGTCCACAAAGGGCCTCAACGCATCAAGAAACTTTAAAGTAAAGGCAAACTAAAATGTATTATGTTGTCAGAAAAGGAAAAGAACTAGCGGTTGGCAGTATGCTCGGCTTCGACACCTTTGGAGCAGCAAAGAAGTTTGCTGAGCATAGGCATAATCACAGCAAGTACCACTACCAAGTTGTGGAAGTGAAGGCCGTATGGACTACAGAAACAATCGCTGAAGCGCTGGCAGAAGGATAAGTGTGATGAAGTTCAAGTCTTGGAAGACATTCAAAAAAGCATGGATCAAAGCCTTGCGTAGCGGAGAGTATCGCCAATGTGCGGGGCGTTTGGTCAATGACAACGACGAATTTTGCTGCCTTGGTGTGGCTGCAAATCTGCTGATCAAAGACGGCTCCACCAAAGGCAAATGGATTGGAGACAATGACCTTGGTTGGGTGTTCGGAAGATCACTCACCAATCATTCCCGTGACTGCCTTACAAGTAGTAATAGCTGCCCGGCTTGGTTGTATGAAGTTCTGGATAACGAAGGCGGTGATACTTTCAATGTTGAAGAACGACTTATGAACCTCAACGATGACGGGAAGTCATTCAAGTCTATCGCGGACTGGATTGAAGCGTATCTATAGCGGGAAACTCTTCCGCCGCATCCTACGGGGTGCGGCGTGGGGGCAAGCCCGCCCAAAAGGAGGAAGACAATGGGGACTTATAGCCACACAGCACTCGACCAGCGCGTATTCGATCAAATATTTGACGCGGCGGCAAAGCTTTGGTTGCTCGACAATGACCAACTTGAAGGAATTGCAAGGTCCCTTGAGGACCCGAAGAATCATTGCGAGTTGGCAGACGCGGAGGCTTTGAAGCATTTCGCCGCAGGCATTCGGCTGTTCAAAGAGAAGGCTTAACAAAATGGACGTTCGCAAGTACTGGACCCAGTGCCGTTTACACGATTGGCACTACATGATGAGCGATGACCCGGAGGTCTATCGCATGGGCAAGGATGAGGAGGACCGCCTTGTTACTATCGCCCACAGCGACCCGGCGATGGCTGAAATCTACAGGCAATGGCAAGACAACGCACACAACTGCGGACCCCGCCCCGCTGAACCGAAACTGGAGGACTAACATGCCGAAATTTATCGTCACTGTATACAAGACGGAAATCTACTCGACCGATATCGAGATCGAAGCCCCGACACTGGATCAGGCTGAGAGCATGGCGGAGGATGACGCACAGCGTCTCTCTCTCGACTGGCGTTATGAGGAATCTGAACTGACATGTTACGGGGAACTGATCGATGAAGAGGCATGAGCCCTGCTCTCACCTACGCCCCTCTTACGACAGACTGGAACTCGCCCACTACATCACGCGAGACCCCGACACTGGGGAAGTGTCATGGGAGCCGACCGCGATAAGGGACGAACTTATCAGGCTTGGCCTCATTGCATCAAACCAAGACCCGGACACATGATGACAGCGCTCTCCTATTTCGCTGTTATTGGAATTGTAATGCTTATCCTGTTCATCACTAAAGACCCAATGCAAGGAAAATGAAATGCGCGGAATTCTTATCGACCCGTTTACACGCACAGTCTCTGAGATCGAAACGAGCGGCAAGCTTTTAGAGATTTATGAACTGCTGGGAGTGGATCTCATCACTGCCGTGACAGTGGGGGAGGACCAGAGCCTGTTCCTCGATGACGAAGGCCTGATGGTGCCGAAGACAAATCAGGAATATTGGCAATGGAAGGGATCAAACCAGCCCTATGCTGGCAGGGGATTGATCCTAGGCCTCGATGGCAACGGGGATAACGTCGATACAACCATGAGCGGCTTGGAGGTTGCCATGCTCGTCACCTTCCTCGACAAGGAAGATATCGATCCCGAATCCTACCTTGGCTTTGAAATCTTTACATGGTGAAACATGAGCAAGCTTAACAAATGCGCCGCTGACGGCATGTATAGAATGGAAGGCGCGAGCGTTTGGGTATTTGCGGATGACGCAGATATCTGGATCATCAAGGGGGAGCAAGGGCTCAGCATCTCTGTGTGGAGCAAAGACACGAGAAGGGACTTCATCGACGCAATTAACCTCAACTGGAAGACAATCAAAGGAGAATCAAAATGAGCGTGATCGAAAAGCTTAAGGAAGAATCGACCGTGAAGATCTCAGGGGCCATGCTGATGTATATCGCGCATGCGCTTAGGGAGCGGCAGGTTGCAATACTCAAGTCCATCGTTCAAGTTGAGGGCGATACTGAAAAAGAAATTCAGCTTGTAGAGGCTTCTATGGCGAACGAAGTCGTGGGGGAAAAGATCATGGACTGCATCGGGGAAATCTTAGGCAAGGAAGACTTCGAGAAGTTCATCGACGGCACTCTTGATATCAACCTCTCAAACTTCGCTCCAACGTCCAGTGCAGTCAATTGATGGTTGTTCTATTGATCATATTCTTAACCGTGATAATACTTATAGGTATCGAGGCAGTGTTTAAATAAAAAGGGCCGGGAGAAATCCCGGCCTAAGTTATTTTTGGGAAGTGTGCATTTCAAACGCTGCTGGCTGGCAGCACGATTTCCTCATACCCTATAGACCGGGCCAGTCTTATCCCTTATTGGGATCTCTATGCTGGATTTCACCAGCAAGCGCACCATAGGCCACCAAATCCACAAAACTATCCAAGTGATCCGGCGTCTCTACCAATCGCGCAATCTTCAACCATGCCATGCACAGGGCAACCTGAGCGGCACTCACGTTTACACCCACAATCTCTGACCATCCCACCGCGATACGGCGGTGCATTTCCAGCGCATCACCATAATCCTTCGCGCGCTGGCCGTTGATCAGGTCAGACGCGGAGTTCAAAATCTTATCGCGGTCGATATTCCCTATCATAAAAGGTTCAGAAGTTTCTTTTTTCGGGATGATGTGCCCCAAGTCGATCATGTCTTCCGGCTTTCTCATGTTCCCTCCGGTATTCAAGATGCCACACAATCATGGCTATGTATCTTCCAACCTTTAACACAACTGGCTCTGGCATCCAAGGGCAAGCAAGGTGAAGTGCCTCATGGATAATTGTTTCTAGCCTCACCCTGCCAACAAGCCGATCATCTATCTCCAACATCGGCTGATATGGCGGCTGCTCATTCGGGTGGTTGTGGAGAAGCTGGGTTGCCATCCCATCTGCCCCATGCCTGAGAAGCTTCCTCTCCACAATAAAAGGAAGCTTTCTCAGGTCAACGCCGCCATCCTTTCGGAAGCCCTTCATATCTCATCGAGCAACATGTTGATCTTATGGTGGATGCGCGTGACATGATACAAAGTTTCTTCGATGTCAAGCGTTGATATACATTCATATTTCGAAGACCCTTTAACCTTACCCACAAGTATCAACTGATCATACTTCCCTTCAGCAGCTTCCAACACCTTCTCAGGCGTGAGATCGTCTTCATCTTTCTTGTTTACATTGGGAAAATCAACAACATTATCATCCATTATCATCTTCCTCCAATGCCTCATCAATAACATCAAGATCCCTCGCCGCGTCTTCCGGCTTGAGAGACAACTCACACGACTGCACCAACACATACTTGCGCGCTACCAGCAGCGCCGCCCGCAGCTTCTCATTATCTGCGGTGAGGCGGGTGTTCTGATCAGTCAGCAACTGAACGTAACCATCGTGGTCATTCGCCAGAAGGTTATTTTCCGCTGTGAGGTTGATGATGGTGGCCTTTTGAGAAAGTATCTCAGTGTGCATCATATTGTATTCATCAAGGGAAATGCTGATCCGCTTATCACTCATGCTTGTCTCCCGATATTGCGGCACTGGCTTTGACTCTAAACTTCGGCTTCACACCCAGCCTGCGCTGCATCTCCACGAAGGTGTCAGCCACGATCTCCAGACAGTTTAAAGCGTTGTGCTCCTCTGATCTGTCCATATCTTGCAGATCATCAAAAAGACATCTGCTCTTGAGGATCGGGATGTAAACAGTAGAGAGCTTAAGCATGTGGGCGAATCGGTCATCATCCATTCCTTCACTCATGCTTTTGCATCCAGTTCACGAACTTCACCCACTTGATCATCAGCCAAAGGATCACTGCCTCCAGCCTGTCTGCCAACCAAAGCCGCATCTATGTACCCCTTTATCATTGGTGATCCCCAGCGGCTAATACGTTGCAGAACAAGGCGAAGGCGAGAGATCTCGGCATCTTTTTCAGCGATAACCTTGTTTAAATCCTGCATCACAGCTTGAACTCCTTTTCTTCTGTGGCGACAGGCTCGACATAGCATGTCGTTGACGTATTGTAAATAAGATTTGTTGCGCCCTGCCTTCCCACCCATGCGAATCGGCACTTCCACACATGAATTTGTGCCGTCAATGGATCGTCCTTTTCCCTATGCACTGTGATCCCGCAGTCTGCTTTCGCAAACCACGCCGCCGATCCAGATATGTCGTAACCGCCGGGGACCGGGATTTTCCCGTCTGTGCCACGCTGTAGTTTGGTGGGATGCGCGACGAACCAGATATGGACCCCGTGCCCCATCGCAAACGCCTTAACCTTCGTGAGCATGTCCGAGATCCACTCCGTCTCAGCCTGATTGCGATTGTCTCTGCTGATAAAATTATAGGGATCAATAACAGCGCCGCGAACGCCATAACGGAGGATGGCCACGCGGAGCCTGTCCAGAATGCTATCAAGGTCAGCAAGCCCACCATCATCCTGCCAAACAAAGGCAAAATGCTCCTGAACCCAGTCGAGTGCCGCATTGAACTCCTCACCGTTCATCCTCCTTGTCGGGCCTTCAAAGAAGTGAAGTTGTGCCCGCTTCGACATCAGCTTTGATATGTGTAAACGCGGCTCGTTCTCGAAAGAACAGATACCAAACCTCCATCCCTTCTTAGAGGCAAGATTAACCATCAACTGGTCTATAAATTCCGACTTGCCGCTCGACGGCACTCCAGTACAAATTGTGACTTGGCCCGGGACCACCGTGTACAAATCATCGACCGATGAATACCCCGTTGACTCTCCTTTGCCTGCGCCTTTTTCGTATAGCTCCCGTACCATATCCCGGAAGTGGAAGGCATCGTAGAGGCCTTGGACTGGCCAAGGTTGAGCCGCTTCGGTCGAGCGCTTAAGAGCCGCCGCACCGCATTTGACAAGGCATTCATTTGCGTCCTTGATGCCCTCGGGGAATTTAATGCGCCAACTCTTGCCCTTCCCAACTCTACGAGCAATCTCTTCGGCCAGCGCTTCTCCCGGACCATCATGGTCTGTCGCAATGAGCACCCTTTCAGCAGCATCGATATATTCCTTCGCATCCCACAAGAATTTAAACTTGCCATCCTCGGAAGGATCGATCTTCCCTTCCGTCACTTTCATCGGTGCCCCGTTCGGGACACTCACGGCCCTCACACCAACCTCTGCGAGTGCCAGCACATCCATCTCGCCTTCCACGATATAGATGTTGTCACCCTTCTTTAAGTGCCGAAGACCAAAGAATGAATCCGGGGTTTGCCAGCACAAGAACTTCTTCTCGCCTGTGAAGCGCTGCTTGAGCGCAACCACATTCCCTGTCTTGTCATAATAAGGGAACCCGATAACAGCCTCATCCCCCTTGTCATACCCAACCAGTTCATACTTGAGTGCCGTAGAGGCGGATATACCTCTTTCCGAAAGCCATTCAAGATGCCAATCTTCGATGGGGTTGAAGTCCTCTATCTTGCGGCGCTCCACCACCTTATCTTTGCGGGGTTCCAATTTTTCATGTCTCCTATGCTCTGAGCGCATGGGTATCAAACCCTCGACCCCGCAATGGTGGCAGGAATACACAATCCTGTTGTCATCGCGGTTGACGCTGAGACATGCCTCCTTCTTGTTCCGCCTTTCGGGGGAACACCAAGGGCACTGATACTTGTGCTGCCCATAGCGGGCTATGTTAATAAGATTTTGTTCGCGGCTCATGGGGATTACTCCCCATCTTCGGCCTTGGTTTCAAAGATCCCGTGAAGAGGACACGCACCATCCATCCAATATCCTGTTTGGATAGTGCCGTCCTTGGTTTTGATTGGGATGCCCCTGCCATAGTTGTTATCCAGCACAGGGCAGGTGCAGCCAGCTTCAATGGCTTCTTTGGTTCCGGGGTTTGGTTTTGTCATGGTGGTTCTCCTTTTTACTGACGCTCAAGCTTGCGTATGAGCGCATCAACCCTTGCATCATAAAATTTCTCTACACCCGTTCTTCCTGCCAAGGCAATAGATTTCTTGAACCCGGCATGATCCTGAAGTAGATCGTTTCTTGACCCTAGATCACCCTTAACAATTCTCTCTATTGTTTTTTCCAGATGTTGCTCAGGGGAAGAATGAAGCTTTGATCTCTTGGCCCACAAACTTTCAAATGATTTAAACGACATACTTCTCAATGCCGCCCTGATTTTTTTCTTTTTCGATGTTCCGTTTGTTGTTGATAGCCACATTCTTGTGGCGTCTTCAACTGGTAGCTTCATGCTTCTTTGAAATTTATGAAGCATGGCATGGCAATCTACGCACATTGGAATCAGGTCGCCATCTTCTTCCTGATATATTCTTGCATAGCTCCTATGATGCAAATGAATTTCTTTCTCATCTGTGCCGCAGGATCTACACTCTTTGTGGTGGGTTTCATAATAGGAGGCCTTTCTCGCCGCCCATTCCTTTGAACTTATGTACTTGTTGTAGTCGCCAAAGCCAAATGAAGTGGGCTTTTTCTTTCTAGGTTTCCGCTCAAATTTCTCAGATACACCAATCTCATCAAGTATAGAGAGTCTCTTCGCAAGGTTTCTCTCAGCCTTCTCTATAGCTCTGTTAATTTTTTTTGTTTTTGGATCTTTCTTCTTAAGCTTGGCTATGTTTCTTTTTATTTGCCTTACGGAAACTCTTATTCCTGTTATGTCCATTACACCCTGTCCGATGAGAGCGAGGTTTCGGGCAACAGCTACCACTTCCCACGGAAGTTAATCCGCAGGATTGGTAGCTGGAATTCTGTCCGGACGAGCCGCTTCGGCACGAACAACAGGCAACTAAGGCAAACTGCAATTCAGGATGTTTCTCTATCCGTTACCGGAGCCGCAATTTAGGCGGCTATGCGAGAGAGTATTCCTCATTTGCGTAGGGTTGTCGCTCTTCACTAACAACCCCCATCATTTGCCCGTCCCATCCCTTTCGGGAAGCTACGGTTTACCTGCCAGCATAGTTGCCAACCAGCAGGGCCGACCAGCGCCGAAGTGGCCAAAGCACCGGAACCTCAACCATATCACACGGCACTCAAGATATGCAAGCCTACAGCTTATCTGCAAAACCCATGTTGTTTTCGATGTAGGTTCTCACTAAGAACCTGAATTGCATGGCTTTTTTGAATGCACGCTTGCTACTTCTCTCACTCATAACCGACTGGAATAAGCTATGCATAAAAGGAGTATCCACCCCAGCAAAACTGCATACCTCTTCGAAATCCGGGGTTCCCACCCAACTTACGGCTTCTTGTTTCACCTCTGGGTTGTTTACAGAACAATCAATGAGAGCCTGCGCCAGAACATGCAGCCAGAGAATTCGTTCGTTCGTGAGGGATGTGCCGGGTTGATCAAACAGGGCAGCGTAGATGCTTTCTTCTTTTTGCATAGCAGCTATGCGTCCAGCACATGGATCTTCTCGACCGTGATTTCGGCACGAGGATTGTTTTTGTCGAGGCCCCAGTAGAGGTGCTGTTCCTTAACGGCGCGGTCGTTCTTATAGATGCAATCCTGCATCAGGTCGAAGATCAGGCTTGCGTCTAGGTCTGGCCTGCGGCTGGCATACCATATCTTCATCGTGACGCGGAGATCCCCATCCATCAGGGGATCAAGCACGGGGCACTGTCGTTTAAACATATCGGAGTAGTTCAGGGCTTTTATGCTTTTGATAAGACGCCGCCCCGTCCATCGTCGGTTGTTGGACTTCGACGCTGGTTCCCCGAGTATGGTGAAGGTGATTATTGACTTGTCTACGGCACTCATGTATCCCCAGCACTATGAGGATCACAAACAAGTACGGCGTCCCTGAGACCATCGTCAGGGCGGTTCAGGACGATGAATACGACAAGGGAGATTCCGTTCTCTCTGTGACTCAGTTGATTTCGCCACCCCGGATTGTAATACTCCAGAGTGTAAACGAGCACAACCTTGAGGTTGATGTCGTTAACAGAGTGCCAGCATTGCTCGGCACTGCGGTCCATAAGATCCTCGAAAAGGGATCAAAAGATCTCCCCCACTACCATCTCGAAGAGCGCCTCTTCGATGTGGTGAAGGGTTGGAAGATCAGTGGTGCCGTGGATGTGCAAATCGATAATGGCGATGGCACATGGGAAATCAACGACTACAAGATCACATCGGTGTATTCAGTTCAGTCTGACAAGCCCGAGTGGGAGCAGCAACTCAACTGCTACGCATACCTTGCCTATAAGAATCATGGTCGGAGGATAACAAGCCTTAAGATCGTGGCCATCCTGCGGGACTGGGTGAGGAAACAAGCCGAACTCAAGCCAGACTACCCGCAGTCACAAATCGCCGTTGTTGATATTCCAGTCTGGTCGCTTGAGAAGGTGGGGGCGTTTATTGCAGACCGCGTACGCCTACATCAGGAGGCACAAAAAGCTGTTGACAGCGGCGAGCCACTCGTTTATTGCACTGATGAAGAGCGCTGGGTCCGAGGCGAGACTTGGGCTCTTATGAAAGAGGGCCGCAAAAGCGCGGTAAAGCTATATGACAACCAAGAAGACGCGACCAGAGCCGCCAAAGAGCTTGGAGAAAGCATTGGCCTCAACCCCGGACACTACGTTGAGCATCGACACGGATCTCCAATACGATGCGCCGGAAATTACTGCCTCGTGGCAGGATATTGTCGGCAATGGCAAGGGAGTCTTGTACAGGGCTCTGGCGAAGGCTCAGGCTGAATGCCAGAACGTGGTGATGAATAGGGTGAACCCGCATTTCCGTAGCAAGTATGCGGATCTTTCCGCAGTGCGGGATGCGATCATCCCAATCTTCAGCAAGCACGGGATTGCAATTATTCAAGCCCCGCACAATGACGGGTTTAACGGGTTCTCTCTTGAGACTCGGCTTGTCCACGAAAGCGGTGGGGAGATGTTGTTCTCATTCCCCCTTCCGAACGACACTACAAACATGCAAAAGATTGGGTCAGCAATTTCCTATGCAAGGCGCTACACACTGAGCGCAATTGCTGGTATTGCAAGCGAAGAGGATGACGATGGCAACGCGGCGACGAATCCCAATGGTGGGGGACAATCCGCCGGAGGTCGTGGTGCCGCTGGAGGACCTCAAGCTAGAGGTGAGTCTCCGGGCGGAACGAACGGAGGTATCGTCCTCTGAGGAGGCGAAGGAATTCGACTGGGACGCATGGTCGGGGCTTATGATTTTTGCCTTGATCATACCGAAGGACGTCGAATGTCTGGTTGACTACTGGAAGGCCAATGCCAATATGTTGGATTGGGCGAAGAAGGTAAAGCCAGAAATCTATGAAGTGATAAGGCTGGCATTTGCTGCCAGAAAACTACAGGTACAAGGAGATAAGAATGGCTGAATACGACAACAAGAACAGGTTTACACTGTTCCGCAACACGAAGAAGCGTGAAGGCAAGCAGGATGCCGACTTCAACGGCACCTTCACAGACGAGAACGGACGCGAGTTCTGGATCAATGCTTGGTCCACCCAGCCGAAGAGTGGCGGGGAAAAGTTTCTCTCGGGCTCTGTAAGGCTGAAGGATGCTCCGCGTGAGCAGACCCGCGCCCCGGCACCAAAGTTGGAACTTGAGGACGAGATCCCGTTTTAACGGGGTCTCTACATATCCTCGACAAGGTAATATAGGAGAGAAATGTGTCTAAGCATAAATTCAAAAACGGTCATCTTGTTGTTCTTGACCCGACTGGGAAAAAGTGTCATCCGGTTGGCAAGGTGACTGGAGAGGTGACTTTCCTTGACAATGCTCTTGCGTATTTTGTTTCGGTGGCAGACCCATATAATAACATGGTAATCACCCGCCATCTTGTAACTGAAGATGAGATCCATGCTGTTGAGGTAGCTACCCTTTAGAAAGGTAGGGCCAGTGGGGTTTCCCTCCTTTTCCCGCGACTGGCGACCCTTTCGACTCACTGGTAAAGAAGCTGGACTGTGGTAGGGAATAGCTTTTCAAAACCCGCAATGTGAGCGCTGCCCCGGCAACAACGTGAGCCGGGGTTTTCTTTTGGAGGTCACATGTCGAGATCCAGAAAGAAACATCCCATAACCGGGATCACCACAGCCGAAACCGAGAAAGAATTTAAACAGCAAGAGCATAGTCGCGAACGCGCGGCTGTGCGTGATGCCCTACAAACTGAAAAAGAGTTATTGCCACACCCGAAGGAATTTGGTAATCCTTGGAAAGGTCCGAAGGATGGAAAAACTGATTGGACCGGGTTATGGATTGAAGAGAAAGCAAAAAGGAAATGAACAAGAGATCTGCGTTTGCTGCCATAGCAGCATTGGCCTTCACACCATTTATGATAGGTCGATCTGAGGCGGCATATCGGAAGCCCGCCGCCACCTTTGTGGTGCCAAAGGGCGTCACGAAGATCCGCGTAAGAAGTTATCGTGGAAATAATAAAATCATCGACACGGCACTCAATGTTGTGCCGGGTCAGACATTCACAATTGATGCGGTGTAAACATGCTACCTCCACGACTTGATGCAGATGAAATCACCTTCTTCGAGCAGTTCCTTGCGAACAAGAACCCCGAATCCCAGATGACAGAATGGGGATCGGGCGGCTCAACTTGTATGTTCGTCAAGCATTTCCATACAGGCAGGCTTGTGTCCATTGAGCATAACGAGGAATGGTATAACAAGGTAAGTGAAGAGATTGTAATCGGGGATGAATACTCGCGCGAATGCTGCGAGAATTTTTCATACCGCTTCAATCCTCCCACCTTTGAGAACCAGCCGATTGATATTCGGTTTTATGGTTACGGGGTTCCATATGAAGAAAACCCTTGTTTTGCAAGCACTTACATCGATCCAACAAGCGATATTTTTTGCCCAGACATCTGGAACTCAGACATCTATTTCGTGGATGGGATCTGCCGGGGTGCAGTGCTGGCTACGATCCATGCGAAGGCAAAGAAGCGTGACGCCGCTGTCTTCATCCACGACTACTTTGGCCCCGAGAAGAGAGTGCCGTGGTATAACTGGGCGTCGAATCTCTACACCGATGTGAAGCAGGTTGGTTCCACTCTGGCGAGGCTATACCTATGAAAATAGATATTTGCGAAGTTATTGAGAATGAAGATGGTAGCGCAGATTACAAGTTCCTCTTTGATAAAGAGGCTTTGATTTCGTTTGCCATGCTTGGGATGAGATTTGTTATAGAAAAGGAACTGGAGAAATATGGACATCCTAACACCGAAAGGGCTGGAAACTCTAGCCCAAGAGAGGGAAGCGATAAGTCTGTTCCTCCAGAGTTTCCCGGGTTTTGAATTTATTGAAACCCCGAAAGATACCCCGGCTGACATAGACGGGTTCATCACAAGGGACGGCACAATCATCTCTGGTGTTGAGGTCAAGTGCCGCAACATGACTGCGGATGAACTTGCCTCGAAGTATCAGCACCAATGGCTTGTCACAGCGCACAAGCTGGATCGTTGTGTTGCTCTTTGTAGGAGGCTAGGTGTCGATTTCCGTGGTTTCCTTTACCTTGTACCCGATAAGATGCTGTTTATCGTGCCGATCTTCTCATACAAGGATGGCTGGTTGATTGAGCCAGAATATGAAATGACGAAGACACAAGCAACTGTGAATGGCGGGATCGCTGAGCGTTTAAATGCCTACATTGATGTGAGTAAGGCCAAGGTAATTGCCTCGCTCTAATCGCCTGAGAAGCAAGAAGCATATGGCCGTGGTTCGTAGCCACGGCTGTTGCATTTGTAAGAATGTTTATTGACCGGGCTTCTAAGTCAAGGAACAATTTGCTATTGTTGGCGTATGTGGTACGTTTATATTCATTTCAAGCCAAACGGCAGACCATTTTATGTGGGTAAAGGACTCAAGAATCGGGCCTTCTCACTGAAGAGACCCCATAACGAAATTCATTGTAGGATTTTGCAAAAGTACGGCGAAGAGAACGTACGAGTTATGCGTTTTGTGTTCAGCACCCATAACGAGGCAAAAGATGAGGAGATAAGGATCATAAAAAACCTTAGAGATATGGGTATCCCTATTTCAAATATGACGGATGGTGGGGACGGAACGCCGGGAAGAAAGATGAATGAATCCCAGCGAAGAAGAAACAAAGAACTCAAGGCAGGTAACGTTTACATGCTTGGAAAGAATCATTCTGCCGAGACAAAAGAGAAGATGAGGGCTGCTAGGGTCAAGTATTTTCAAGATCCCAAAAATAGGGAAAAGCATAAATTAACGCAAAGAAATAAAAAATTCTCCCCTTCTTTTTCTTCAAAGATGAGCGATATTCGTTCTCAAATGAAGTGGATTACGAATGGCGAAAAAAACAAGCAAATCAAAAAGATCGAAAATATCCCTGTTGGGTGGCGACCCGGAAGAGTTCTTAAGAAGTAACGTTAAAAGACACAGGCTTAGGTCTCAAAGTCATCTCTCAAAAGTAAGGGGAATGCCGTGTGTTATATGTGGTAAGCTGCCGTCGGACCCGCATCACCTGAGAAGTGTAGGGCACCCTCATGGTGCCGCAATTAAAAACGGTGATGACTTCACCATACCTCTTTGCAGGGTTCACCACGAAGAGTTGCACATTTTTGGTTCAGAGAAATTATTTCTTGACTTGCATGGCATTGATGCTTTATCAATTCTCGCAGAGATAAAAGGAGGGTATAATGAAGAAGATTGACTACTCGGCGGCTATGGCCTTCGCGCTTGAGCGGCATGGGCAGCAAGATCACGGCTGTTTAAAGATTGGAGATCACCTCAAAAATGTGGTCGAGCACGTTCAGAAACACTACGACGATGGGTTGAACTATTCCCCTATTGACAGGGTTGTTGCTGCCGCATGGCTCCATGACGTTGTTGAAGACACAACAACTTCAGAAGAAGAAATCACCGAGCGATTTGGGTGGGATGTCGGAAGTATCGTTTATTGCTTGACGGATAAGGAGGGCAAGAATCGTATGGAGCGGCACCTCCACACATATCACCTGATCCGTCGAAACCCAGACGCCACTCTGGTCAAGCTTTGTGATCGTCGGCACAATCAAGCTAGGTCAATCGAGCATGGCGAACGATGGATGTCTATGTACTTAAAAGAATACATTTATTTTAAGTTTGCCCTGTGGGAGCCGAATGAGTTTGTTGAATTGTGGGAAGAACTTGACCAGCAATACGAAGAGATGAACAGGAAGATGTCATGGTAAGAGATTACAAAAAAGAATACGACTCATACCACGCCAAGCCAGAGCAAAAGAAGCGCAGGGCTCAGCGAAACGCCGCCCGTGCTGATGCTGAGAAGGATGGCCGTGTGAGCAAGGGTGACGGCAAGGAAGTGGACCATGTAAACGCTCCACGCACCGGGTCTCTTGAGAACGTCAAGACGCGCGTTATACCCAAAACCGAGAACCGTAAGCGCCAACCGAAGAGGTCATAATGAAAATCATTGACTACGGCACTCATATGAACGAAGACCTCCAACCTGTGATGGTTTTAACGGTTGAGATCCCACTTATGCTCGACTTTTACATGCCTGATGAATTAAGAACCCAACTGGACGAATTCTTCCGGCAGGAGCGGGAAAGGAAGAAGGATGGGCAATCAGCATAGCAACAAGAGAAAGCCTTCGTTCTGGACGGAGGATAAGCTTGCAAAGCTTAAGAAGTTAAGGAAAGAGGACAAGAAAAGCTTTGGCAAGATTGGCAAAGAGCTTGGTGCCACAAAGAACCAAGTGCTTGCGGCTTGGAACAGGAAGATCATCAAGAAGAAGTTCAAGAGTGATCTTCCCGAAGAAGAGCGATACAAGCCAATTGTACCATCTAAGCCCACTCTCGCTTGGGTTCCGAGTGTAGGCTCTAGTGGTAAGTACAAGACCGGGGTTTTGAAACATGACTGATTGGGCAGAACGGAACACCATTCAATGCGAGGTTGTGAAGATAGCAATGTCGCAGGACAAGAATGGTCACATCCTTAAGCTGGCAATCCATCCCAATGACTTGCCGAAGGATCTTATTCTTGACCCTCTTGGCTCTAGGTATGTTATGGTGTTGGCGCGTTTAAACGATCAGGATGAGGTGGTCCAACCAAAGGAAAAAACAGATGGCGATAAGGCAGTGGATATTGCTGGTCTTTTGTGCCGCAATGATCGTTTCGTTTCTTGGCTTTTTGATAATGGTTACAGTGGTAGCCGCGATCAATCTGGCGCTATTGCCGCCATCAGAGATGTCTGTGGTGTCCAGTCCCGCTCTGAATTCAGAACAAACGAAGATGCTCGCGGAAGATTTTTTGAACTGAAGGCCGAGTTTGAAGCGGCCTTGAAAAAGGGTGAGGTGAAGAAGTGACTTTTGACGAACTGTTTAAGGACTATAGCAACACAGATGCCTACAAGAAGCTGAGCGTTGCTTCTTGGCGGGGATATGCCTATGGGGCTAAGAATCTTTCGCACTTCTTTAAGGACCGGGACGCAACAAAGCTTCGCCGCTCTGACTTCATCAAGATGAAGGATGAGATGTCTAATAGGCCGGGATCTGCAAACCTTGTGCTGCGTGTGGCTTCCATCCTGTATGGCTATGCTCTTGACCGGGATCTTATCGCAGCCAATCCTGTTGCCAACATGAAGAAGAACAAGCTTCAGGGCCATGAAAAATGGAACCCCGAGGAAGTAAGGAAGCTTATCAGTGAAGCTGACGAGCGTATCTCAATTGCTGTGGCACTGGCTTGGTACACCGGGCAGCGGGAAGGTGATATCCTCGCAATGCGTGTGTGTGATTACGCGGATGGATACATCACCCTCACACAGAGCAAGACAAAAACAGAGATGAAGATCAAGGTACACCCGGATCTTGAGGCCATTCTGTCTGCCATTGCACCGAAGCGAAGCCCCGAAGATTACATTGTTTCCGGCACTAAAAGGATGGGTGACTCCAACTTCCGGAAGCTGTTCGCAAGCGAGTCAAAGCGCCTTGGCGTTCAGAAGGTGTTTCATGGAATAAGAAAGGGGGTCGCATCTTCCTTGGCGGAAAATGGACGCCCCATTAGTGAGATTGCCGCTATGCTTGGCCATAAATCCATTCGGATGGCGGCTTATTATGCGGAGCAGGCTGACAGCACTAAACTTGCAGAGAGTGCCGTCAGTAACCTGACATCCGTTACCGTCCAAGCTTCTTATTGATTTCGCTAATCTGGGAGGTGAGCCTTGCTCTCACCTCCCGGAGCTTATTCATGGCTTCAAACTTTTCATCGCGCGTCATTGTTTCATCGCGCTCGATCTGACGCTCACGGGCGCTGATCTTGTTTAAACCA